CCAGAAAACTTAGCAATATCTTTGATGAACTTTTTTGCCTGTGCAGAACGATTAAGAATTTCTACGGTGTATTTTGCCGCAGGAGTTTTGTATGTTGTATGCCACTTACCCTTTTCATAGTAAACACGTGGATTAGATAAGTTGTCTGTATGAGACATTTTTACTTCGATCCAGATTTTCATTTTGTTATATTCCATCAGTACATCAGAATACTCTGTGCTTACTTTTGGCCTTTTTGCTGTGATTCCAGGAATTTTATTGATATTCTTGGCCACATCATTTTCAAATTTATCGGAAGCAGCACTCATTAAACACTCCTTTTGACGTTATTAGAGTATTTATACTTTAAAGCCTCCGAACTTGTTGCCAGAAGTTCTCTCACGATCACCAAATGTATTAAGTGGTTTATCATCTACTTGGCCAGAATCTACCAAGTCATCTTGCGCTGCCTGTTCAACATCATATAGTTTCATCTTGGCTCTGTCAATACCAATGACAAATCGTTTGTAATATGTCGGATCATTGTATCGATTCTTGAGTTGCTTAATCATTAACTGATTCAATTGTTGCAACTCTTCGGTACTTATCAAAGCAAACATAAAGTCGGCTGTGGCTGGCAGACCGAACGATTCTGACGTATCTTCCAAGCCTGGATCCGAACTGGTGAAGCCGCTTCTGGTCGTCTGAGTAGCAGATACTATGGGAACATCAAACTCAACGGCCAGACCCCTCAATTCTTCGGCAATCGCCTTAATATAAGAATAACTATTTACGTTAGCACCAGGCTTGATTCTGGCACTTGCACAAATGTTAAGATAGTCAATGAAGATGATGTCAGGTTTGAAACTCTTTTTGAGTTGCAATTCATTTAACAATGCTCTGAAGTGTAAGGCCGATGCAGCAGCAGTCGGATACTCTTTGATGATAAGTTTACCATGCGTATTCACTTTTAGAGCAGAGAACTTACGATCATAGTCTTGCTTGCTGATTGAGTTCAAGTCTGCAATGTCAATGTTCAATAGATTGGCATCAATACGTTCTGCAATACGTTCTTCGGCCATCTCCATGGTGATGTACAAAACATTTAGTCCTTGTGCCAAACAAGAGCCAGCAACGTGACACATGAACAAAGATTTACCAACGCCAGTGCCAGCAAGTGCAATGTTCAAAGTTTTCTTTGGCAGACCACCTTTTGTAATCTTGTTAAACAAATCAAGATCAAATGGTATCTTCGTTTCATGACGATGATAGAAATCATATCGTGAATCAGCATCATCCATGTAATCGTGACCTACAGATGAATCAAACGAAACACCCAATGCATCACTCAACAACTTTGGAATTGAACCTTTATCTTCTTTGCTGTTCTTGTCATCAAGAATCTTGACTGATTGCATGATGGCATTATACAAAGCACGATCTTGGCAAAACTTCTCTGTTTGATGAATCAACCAATCAACATCAGTTGGTTCTTCTTTTTCAGCATTGATTTCACGAATCATTTGAACAGAATCTTGAACCTGTTCTTCAGTAAGTTTCTTTGATTCTGTGAAATTGATTACAAGTGATTCGTAAGTAGGAAGATGTTTGTATTGATGAATGTGTTCGTTGACCTCATTGAACACAATTTTTTCTACGTTGTCTGTGAAGTATTCTGTTTTGATGAAAGGAAGTATTTTGCGGGCATACTCTTCATTGAATATCAAATTCTTCAAAATTGTAAGTTCTAATCTTTTCATTTGCTCTTTCTTGGCTCATCAAAATATCAGTTAAAATATCTCCGATGAATGTGTGAAACTCTTCATTTTCAATTAGTTCATCGATTGGAATAAATGGGGAACTTACGATAGTATAACTGAAAGTCATTCTGGCTTGATACTCTTCTTCGGTAATTCGTGCTTTACCATAATGATAAAGCACACCTTTGAATTTACCGGTTTTGATACCTACGCCAGTTTTTTTGCCATCATCAGAATCAATCAAAACATAATCAACGTTATGCTGTGGCGTCATCTGTTTCTTCCAAAACGGTATCTTGTCCCATAATGCTGCTATAAGTGATTTCATATTTCTTTCTCACAAACTCTTTGAATTTTTCATCAGCAAGAATATCTTTCCAGAACTCTTCTGTTTGAGTATCAACGAATCGTTTCTTATCTAAGACTTCACCAGTTTCTTGATCTACTTTAGCGTACCAACCATTGCTTGGCTTAGTGACGAAATTGCCTTCGAGTGCAATATCCAATAAACCAGACCACTTGTTAATGCCACCATCAAAGGATACAGTAACCGGTATTTTAGATTTTTCTCTGACATATCTCGACTTTTCTACATTGATGATAAAATTGTAACCGATAAGTTCTGTTCCATCTTTATCTTGTTGACGACCAAGAATCCAAATTGTATCTGCTGAGTAATAAGAACCAGTGCCACCACCAACGATGTCTTTTGGGAACATGCCGATTTCTTTGTATGTGTGGTTCACAACAATCATTGGAATATCTTTGAGTGTAAGATGTGGCGTAACCATGCGGAACAAACTCTTGATTTGTTTTGCACGACTCATATCAGCAACAGACTTACCTTCGATTGAATCTTCAACTTCTTTCTTTGATGCAAGATTGCCAATTGAATCAAGAATAATAATAACACGATCATTTTTCTCAATCGCTTGAAGTTGATTCATTATATCATGTTTCAACTGTTCAACATCAGTGATTGGCGTGTGTAACACATTGTCCATATTGATGTTGAATGATTCAAAGTAACTTTGCGGTGTACCAAATTCTGAATCATAAAACAAAACAACAGCATCAGGATATTTCTTTTGATACGCTGATGCCATCAACAAAGCAAAGGCGGTTTTAAAGTGCTTCGATGGACCCGCAAACATCGTCAACCCTGGTGTCAAACCACCATCAAGTGAGCCAGAAAGTGCCAAATTAACTGCCGGCACTTCTGTTGGAATCATGTCTTTATCAGTGAAAAATTTTGATTTAGAAAGTATTGAACTATCTTTGATAGTAGATGCTTTCTTTAGTTTATCCATTACGCTCATTTATTTCTCCAATATCTGCGATTTTATCTTTTGGTATTGTAACTTTGTCATCAAAGAACGATTCTAACGTGTTTGATGGTTTTACGTCAACTTTCTTTTTCTTCAAAAACTTTTTGACAGGAGTTGTTTCTTCCTGTTCATTCTTTAGTCTACGATACGTTTGATTTGATGCTATCAATAATAACACAGCAAGTGGGTCGAACACAATAATAATGATAAAGATTACCAATCGAACTGCTTTGTCAATCAAATCACGATCTTGTGTACCGTATACTATCTCGGCAACGTACTTGATAGGTCCCAAGTCTGATTCAGCCTTCTTAACTTCCAAGGATAAAGGTAACTTTTCTTCTGTAAGTTTCTGTATCTCTTTTTGAATCCTTGCATTCTCTGAAGCGATTCTCTCACGGTCTTTCTGTTGGGCTTTGCGTATCTGTGATGCCCTCTCAGCACCTCTTTCGTCTTTCGATCTGCCCATAATTTGATCGACAGATTCATCATACTGACTAAGGTTCTTGTCATTCCTCTCAATGGTCGCTTGGAGTACCTCAATTTTTTTGTCATAGATTTCTACCTTTGCTACAAGTGGTGCTATGCTTGATGAATGTTCAATGTGCGCTTTTGACAGATAGCCAAAGATGCCCATTGAAGTGATTCCCATAAGCAATATCACAGCAATCAAAAAATAAAATTTGAGAGCAGAGAATGTTTCTTTCCAATGATTGTGTACCCACGATACAGTTACAAGTTTTGCTACTTCAAGCACAGAACCCATGATGATAATTGGCCAATACGAACCGGGAAATATCTGAGCAAGACCGATCACTGAATAGTATGCGGCGATACCAGACAGTGCAATTGCAGTCAAAAATGGTAATATGACATGTATCATGGATTATCTTTTGAATGTGGAACATCCCACACTAAAACTATTCGATCATTGCTACCCACATTTTTTGCGGAATGATTTTTCTTGTTATCGAACCAAAACAATGTGCCGGGTTCAACAACAATGCTTTCATCTTCTACAGTATACTCGTAACGGCCTTGTATTGACAAGTGATATCTATCTTTTGTCAAATAATACTTACCAAAATCAGTATGCGTTCCCGTAACACCACCCGGAGGTAATGCAAGAAAGCCAGCACGACGAAATTCTTTGAAGTGTCTCTTCAAGAAACCAATCGTAGCAGTGTGATGATAGTAGGCTGGTGCTGGCATACAACCCTCAGAATCGAAAACATATTCATCAGGATGAGTAACATAGCCAATCACAAGTTGCATAACAGCCGCTTCACTTATGTAAACATGTGGATCCAAAACCTTACTGTCAGGTAGAGATTGTTGGAAATTCCAATACTCAGGCTTTTCTTCAATCTGTTTCAATATTTTTGAAACATTGATGCCCGTTTTGATGATTCGTATGTTTTTCATCCAAAGAACGATTCAAGTGTTGATTGTTTC